CCACCGGTAGGTAAGTGGCTGGCAGGTATAGTGATAGCTGGGCTCATAAAGTCAATCCCAGTTGAGGTGAAGACTACAACAGTAAATTTGATGGAAAAGTTCCACGGTGAGCTAATGACAAAAAAATCAGCGGAACCTGTAAAAAAAATCTCGACTATCAAGACGATCGGGTCAAAGAATAGTCTGCAGGGCCGGCTAGGAGTACCTGGATCAAAACCCCAAGACTTGAACCGTAAATATGACGTCACTCAACTCAAAGAGACCACGCACGGTAAGCGGGTCAACCGTGACTATGCGGCACACTTCTTTCGCTGGGGATGGGCGTCTCGATTTGTAAAGGGGGGTAAGACAAAGGTATTAGACATAGGATGCGGACAAGATCTGCCTTTGATCAAGATCTTGACTGCCTCACTATCTACTGTACCGATAAGTTACGTTGGAGTAGACCTCAATAAGATAGAAAAAAAGACCAGCATCAGCTGGGTCAAGGCGGTCATCGACAATTTTGACTTTGTCGATGATGGGTACAAATACGTAAAAAAACGCTATGGACAATTTGATCTTATAACTTGTTTTGAGGTGATAGAGCACATGCATTCAACAGACGGGCGACGTCTATTGGTAGGTTTAAGACAGTGTCTCACCGCCGACGGTAAGATCCTTCTATCTACTCCTGTGTATAATGGTATAAAGATGGCCGCCAATCATATACATGAATGGACGATACCAGAGTTGACGCAAGCTGTTAAAGCGACGGGGTTAACTGTGATAGATAGGTTTGGAACATTCGCAAATTGGAATGACATACGGAAAGTGTGCACTAAGACAGAAAAAGATCTGCTGTCAGAGGTAGGAAGATTTTATGGCGGAGATGTCTTAGCCTGTTTTTTAGCCCCCAAATATCCAGATGTTAGCAGAAATAATGTCTGGGTACTACAAAGGAGATCTTAATGACCCATGAAGAATACGCAATTCATGTTCAAAAATTTACCTCTGAGATGCAGCAGATAACCGCCGCTAAAAATAAAGACTACTCTGCAGGTACTTCTAATGCGATGTACGATTACTATTCAACAGCAGGTAGAGCGGGGATAACTCCTGTGCAGTCTTGGTTCGTCTTGATGATGAAGCATATTCACGCGATAGAACGTTACGTAAAAACTGGAGACTTGAGTTCAGAGACTATCGATTCACGATTATTAGATTTAGCTAATTACGCTATGCTGGGGGCTGCTTTAATAGACGACTTACTTCATAATGAGGATGATAATGCCTAAAATCAAAGACGATACCCCAGAGAAAATAAGGCCATATATATTTCATGGAGTAAGCCTTACTTGGACAGACAAAGTAGCTACTGGCGATTGTCCTTGGTGTGGTAAAGAAGGTAAGTTTTCCGTTAGTGTAGAAACAGGTCAATGGCATTGCTTTGTATGCGGAGAAGGCAACGATAAGGGAGGAGGCAATATCTATACTTTCCTTCAACTACTCTGGAAGCTGGCTGATAAAAATACAACAGACTATTTCAATCTGGCTGAAGAACGAGGCCTGTTACCAGACACATTAGTACAATGGGAATTAGCTGTGTCGCCGTTAACAGGTGATTGGTTGATACCGGGTTATAACGCAAAGAATAAGTTATGTCAACTATATAAACGAGTAGTTGGCGAGCAACGTAGCTATTTGCTACCCACGCCGGGATTAGGCCATCAACTATTTGGCGTACCCTTGCTAAACAAGGAGTGCTTTACCATCTACCTGTGTGAGGGACTGTGGGATGGAATGGCCTGGTATGAAGCATTAAGCAGGTGTAAAATAGTTGATAATGAATTGGCTATTACGTCTAATGTTTCATATAGCCTACTAGCTGAGGCAAGTGTTTTAGCCGTACCTAGCTGTAGCACATTCTCTGAATCTTGGTTACCTTTATTCAAAGATAAGACAGTTGTATTGTTGTATGACAACGACCACCCACGGGAAAATCCCAAGACGAAGAAGATTATTCCTCCTGCTGGTTGGAATGGTATGAAGAGAACGGCTGGCTTGCTTAGAGGAGTAGCCAAAGAGACCAAGATTATTCACTGGGGAGATGGTAGTGCAGAATACAATGCTTCTCTTCCTGCTGGTTGCGATGTACGTGATGCCTTGGCTAACTGTGGAGACAGTCTAACGGAAGGGGTTGATTATCTGTTAAGTAGGGTCGGTGAAGTACCTGAATCCTGGAAAAGTAATAAGATGGGTAAAAAGTCCCATAGTAATCATAGTGGTGGGGACGGATTGGAGTGCCTCCCTTGTTCTACATACAAGGAAGTAGTCAACGCTTGGCGAAAAGCGTTATTATGGACTGATGGACTAGATAGGGCATTAGCTTGTATGTTGGCTTCTGTTGCCTCTACACAAATGTTAGGTGATCAACTTTGGCTCAAGATATTGGGGCCGGCAGCTTGTGGTAAGAGTACGCTATGTGAAGCCATCTCTATCAATAAAGACTATGTACTGGCTAAAAGCACTATACGTGGTTTCCATAGTGGTTTCAAGGAACAAGGAGGAGGTAAGGAGGAGGACAATTCACTATTGAGTTTGCTGCCCGGTAAAACATTGGTGACTAAAGATGGTGACACGTTGTTACAGAGTCCTAACCTGCCACAGATTCTTAGCGAGGGTAGGGACGTGTATGACGGGGTATCTCGAACACATTACCGTAATACCATGAGCAAGGATTATGACGGTCTAAGAATAACCTGGATACTCTGCGGCACTAGTTCTTTACGGCAAATAGATTCCTCTGAGCTAGGAGAACGGTTCCTCGACTGTGTAATCATGGAGGGTATAGATGATGATATGGAAGATGAAATACTAGAACGGGTAGTACATCGAGCAGCCAGGGATGTAGCTATTGAATCTAATGGAGAAGCGAGTAAACATTATGCCCCAGAAATGACCGATGCTATGCAATTGACTGGGGGCTACATTACCTGGCTGCGTGAGAATGCTGTAGAGAAGCTAGCCAAAGTAGAGTATTCTCCAACAGTGCGTAAACAGCTGACTAGATTCGGTAAGTTCGCTGCCCATATGCGAGCCAGACCAAGTCTACGGCAAGAGGAAGTAGCCGAAAGGGAATTTGCTACACGGCTAGTCTCCCAACTAACTAGGCTATCAGGCTGTCTGGCTTTAGTTCTTAACAAGGATTCCATAGACGATGAGGTCATGCGCAGGGTAAGACAGGTAGTTCTGGATACTAGCAGAGGACGCACGCTGTCTATAGCTATGCACTTGTACAAAGCAGACAAAGAAATTGGACTGGAGTCAAGCACACTAACTGTACTAGTGGGACAAACAGAAGATAAAATTCGTTTGCTATTACGCTTTTTACGTGCTATTCGCGTAGTGGAGTTGCACTATCCTCTCAATAAAAAGATGGGTAAGGGTAGAGCGCATTGGAGATTAACTGCAAAGATGCGTAGATTATTTATGGATGTGAATAGAGAACAAAAGGAGACAACATGAAATATCAATTCATCTTTTGGCCGATATTCCGGCGAGACTCATGGTGGCCATTAGTTTACGGGACACGGCTTAATGGTTCGTGCTATTCGCAGATTTATAATTGGGTTATTGGAATTGGTCCTTTGGAGATTAGAAAATGGAAGTGAAGAGAAAATATAAAATTGACTTCCCTGGAGCAACTGTACTTGTTTCCGATATCTGAACTTTGCAAAAAGGCGGCGGATAAGATCGAGCAATTGCAAGCTAAATACACTACGGCGATAAACGAATCCGTTTATGAACGATGTCAGCGAACGTAGTATCAATGCTGCCATATTTGCGACAATATCGACTGCGGCGACAACATGAGCATTGCGGCTAAAACGATAAAGAAGTTGCAAGCAGAGATCAATCGACTGCGGGCTGAATCGGATATTCTTAAAAAAGCTTTAGTCAACATTCGCAATCTTGGAACTGGCAAAGGTGCAGCTACAACTGCGTATAAAGCTCTTGTTGAAGCCGCCGAGGCGGCAAAGGAGAAGTGATGGCGGTAATTCATTTATCTGACGTGCGCAGAAACTTATTTGACGGAATAACTACCAATAGTTTATGCCGAAGATCAAGAGTCACGGATGACGGCATGAATCTAACTGGAAAACCAAGTGAAGTGACTTGCAAATTTTGCTTAAAACTTATAAATAAGAAACTAAAATTGAAAGGAAAACTGAAATGAAAATGCGAAGAGTAATCGGCGAGTGCAGAGTAATTAGAGAACGTCAAGGATTGTCGGAAAAGACAATAGTGCCATTATGTTTTGATGCTACTTGGAATGATTATTTACAAAAAGTTGAAGTCGGCGAGAAAGTCGAACTTGCCGTCTACGAAGACGTCCTGCCGAAACGCGCACTGATCACGCCGGAAAATTTAGTGATTATTCAAGTTGATACTTATTCTTTTATTTGTATCGCTGATAAAAATTTAGGCAAATCAATCGGCAAATTTGCTATGGATGGCCATTGGGAGGTAAGAGACTCCTTTGGCATACATCGCGGTTTAGCCTTAACTGAATCGTCAGCTAAACAAGCAGCCTTTGAGTGCCTCGCCGACCTCAACTGGCACGGTTTCTCCTGGATAACGCCTTCGACCAGTCGCACGGCGCAGAAGCGCGGGGCGTAGATGCAGACGCGGTTCGACGGCTCGACGGAAATTATTGATCGGTGGGAAAAAGAAGAGAAAGGAAATTAAAATGACAAAACCAAAAGAAGGATGGGGCAAGTCGCCGGTATCGAGAAAGTGGCATTATTTTCGAGATAGCCTGTCATTGTGTGGGAAGATTGGTTTTTACCTTGGTCCGGTACAGCAGCAACAGCAGGCCCCATCATATCCACCGCAAGCGGCTCCGGTTCTGATGGCCCCCGCGGTACCGATGACTCCACCTGTGCCGCCAGTTCCGCCGCAACAACCATACGCACAACAGCAGCCGTATTCGCCACAGGCTCCGGCACAGCCAATGCAACAGTCCATGGCCCCACCGGCGGCCGATCCATGGAGGAACGTTTAACCAGAGCACAGCGGCGTGCCATCGTGCCATTTTCAATACACGATGGCACGCGGGCATTAAGGCTGCATTCGATTCCAGCTTCGCCGCTTTTAATTTTAACGCTTTAACCTTTATTATTGAGAGAAAAATACCATGGCTCAAGGTGACTTCACGAAAGAAGAGGCAAAAGAAACCACGAATGCTTTTTCGGAAATTTTCAAAGCATTGTCAAAGACAAAACAGCGGGAATTTTTGGGACACGCGAACGATATCTATTTGTTTTTGGGGGTATGTGAAAGAAACTGTCCCAGCGAAAATAAGTAAAACAAGCGGCGGCGACGTGGTGGGAACACGCAGCATGAGCCAGAGCGTATCAGTGCGGGACTTAGACTAACCGCGATCCCCGAAAAACTGTTACAAGCCGGTTCGAATCCGACCCGGGGTTCTTAGCTTGAAACCTATTACAGCCCAAGCAGAAAGTGAGGTGGATCATGAAGCGGTAATATAACGAGTCACACGAAAAGAGAAATATACTCAGCGACATTCTAATGTAGTGACAGGCCCCGCCCTGTTAGCCGGTCGGGGGAATTTTAACAAGGAAAACAAAATGGCCATTTCAGACGCAAAAAAGAGAGAATTCACTCGGGACATCGTAATCCAGCATCTTGACGATTTGCTACCCACGGCAGTTAATTGGATCAAGGGCAATTTGAATCCAGAAGAGGTTTTCGATGATGACGACCTGATTCGTTGGGCGGCGAAAAATGAAAAGATGCTCCGTGCAGCTCAATGGATGTAGCAACTTTGGGCGTCACGCATGTAATCGAAAGAAACTAATTGATAGAAGGGGGAGTTTTAACGAAAGGAAATAAATAATGAATGACTTTACGCAGCTAGTAATAAAATGTTTGATTCAGTGGAAAAAATCGACGGCAAAATCGTTTACTGGCTTACCAAAGACCTGAACGATAAAATGGATATAAAGGTGGGCGTAATCATAGATCGAGAGCATGAAACACTTGTCACTGGGGAGGTGGCAGCGGTTAAAAAACTGGGGGCTAAAGCAGAGGCTGAGGAAGCTGAGAAGAAGCTCGCTGAGGCACTAAGAGTAAAAGCGTATTCACGTATGATAAAACGATATTGTTAGATGCGACGATTGCCAAAATGCAGAACCGGTAACCCGGATGGAGTCTGCGAAACATTTAATCTAAGAGAGAACTGAAATGAGAATAGAAGAAGTCACCGAGTATGTCGCAGATGACGGCAGGAGGTTTAGCAGCTACTTTACATGTCTCAATTATGAGACAGAGCTTGCGGATGTAGAAGCAATTATGCAGCAACTGCCAAAGCATAATTTACCGAATGGTGAATACGTTTCATGCGATCCGAGCTTGCTTCGCCAGGTAAAGTCAAGGCTGTGGGGTATGGTGCTGAATAAGTACGGCGACAGTTATCCAAAGTGGAGAGGATATTCGGCGGATGACGTTAGTGTCAACGGCATCGTAAGCCACGTATTAAGTGATTCCAGCCATGGGCCGCTGGAAGCCGCATGGCTCTTTTTGATGAGGTGCGACTTTGATCTAGGTCGCATTTATGATCAGCCATACTTTGTCAATAGGCCCGAGGAGGCGAGTTTACTGGAACAATCATAAGGACAACTACAGCAACCCATAAAGAAACGAATGTTGATAATAAATACCGATAGTTGCAATATATAGTCTTTGAAGGGTAACAGAAGATAATGAGAAAAAAGCAATCAAAGAGTGACGCTTTGACTATTAAACAAGAACGGTTTGTAGTTGAATATGCAACGATAAGTAATGGAAGACAAGCTGCTATCAATGCTGGTTATAGTGAGAAAATAGCCGCTGTGATTAGTTGTAAGCTATTGAAGAATCCTTTTGTTATTGCGGCTATAAATAAGATCAAAAAGAGGGATGAACGTAAGCTGGAACTGACAAGGGAAACGGTCTTAATGGAGTTGTCCAAGGGACTGTTTCGTGATCCTATTGGTATGGAGAATGCTGAGGGGTTTGTAGTCACTAGTCTGCATGATATCCCTGCTGAATTACGGTCTATAATAGACGGCTTTGAGGTAACTCAACAATTGGATGAGGATGGTAATCTATATAGCCAAAAGATAAAAGTGAAGTTTGTTCCCAAGGCTAGCGTTATTGATATGGGGATGAAGCATCTAGGAGCTTACGCTGCAGAGAAGAGTGTAACAAAAGTAAGTTTGGATTGGGACTCAATGCATGGTCGTTCTGCTATTATTGACCCTGCTGAGCCCGAAATTAAAAAGTTAGAAGGAAAATAACATGCTGATGTTTTTTAAGTTGTTGAATGGAGAAGAAATCATAGCTGACGTAGACGAAGCTATGGATGATAGATGGAGTGAGTCTGTAGACATGGAAAAGCCCATGCGTAGTGTGATGACTAACCAGGGGCCAGCATTGATACCTTATCCCTGTAATCATATCTCTGTTAATACGTCTCACATTCTCTTCAAGGGAATACCTAATGACGACGTATCTAATGCTTATCGTCAGGCAACCAGCGGTATTGTAACTCCCAAACGTAAATTGCAAATCTAAAGAAGAGCCATGACTATAATAAAAGGGGAAGATAGAGGACAGATGACAGAGGACAGTAAAGGGTTACTGAAGATCAATGTTTTGCGGGCAAATTATGGGGAAAGTCTCCTGCTTCGTCCATGGGCGACGTACTCGCTACTGCGGAATATGCAAGGTACAGTGTTTGAATCGGCATGGCAGGCGGTGCAGCGGTTGGGTGTTGTATTCCCTAGTCCACACGAACCGAGCAGTTATTCTATGACTTACTCAAAGGAGAGGAGATGACTACAATAAGAGAGTATGAAGATTTTCGGTATGGGTTGTTGGGT